TTAAACTTCAAACTTATATCCCATTCCCCATATCGTGCGGATGCAGTCACCTTTTTCACCCATCTTCTTGCGGAGCTTCTTTACATGCGTATCAATCGTTCTTGCATCTCCGAAATAATCATAATTCCAGACATTATTAAGAATCTTTTCTCTTGATAACGCAATTCCTTTATTTTCAACAAAATATGTAAGAAGTTCAAATTCTTTGAAACTTAAATCAATCTCTTTTCCATCTATCCTTACAATATGTGCAGCCTTATCAATCTCAATTCCGCCTATTTCATACACTTCAGAACTATCTATCTGATAAGTTCTTCTTATGAGTGCATCAACTCTCGCCGTCAGAATCTTTGGACTGAAAGGTTTTGAAACATACTCATCAGCACCACAGTCGAAGCCCTGTAATTCATCTTTTTCCTCGCTCTTTGCTGTCAGCATTATAATTGGCACTTTTGAGTCTTTTCTAATCTGTCGGCATACTTCCCATCCATCCATCTTAGGCATCATAACATCAAGTATTATAAGTGAAATAGACTTATCAGCATAGAAAATATCTATGGCTTCTTCCCCATCAGCTGCCTCTATAACTTCATAATTACTTCTAGATAAAAAATCATGAACAAGTTTTCTCATTCTGCTCTCATCATCAACAACTAAAACTTTTATTTTATCCATATCATCTATCTCCTGTTTTTATTAATTTTCACTTTAAGACTTCTGCCTTTTACTAAAAATAAATATAAAACAAATATATGTTTAAAATGTGAAGATTTTTAATTTTGTTTTGACTGTGTCTGATTTTCTCTTGCCTTTAGTGATGCTTCCTGTGATTCAAGCTGTTCCTGCCATGTAGCATACTTATCCTGTAATTTTCTCTCATAATCTATTACAGTCGGTGTTGATGAAGTCTTTAAAATAACAGCCATCGCAGCTATAACAACAACAAGGACAATATTGACAATCATTAACTTTATATATTTATCCTTATATCTATTCTTATCTCTTTTTAACTGTCTTATCTCATCTTTTACCTTTAAAGGTATCTTCTTCTCATCAAGCATTTCGCTCAATTCATTATTAATCGGAATTGGTCTTATTTTATCATTCGGAATATCTTTATTAATATATAAAAACTGCTGAAGTTCCTTTAAATAATCAATTCCGACAGGCGTATTAAACAGCTGTTTGTCAAGTATCTGGTTGTATAACATATATACCTGTTTTGGGTCTTTTCCATCTGTCTTTGATGACAGATACTTTATTGCATTAAGTTCATCTTTGGCATCCTGTGCTTCTTCCTTAGTTGCAAACTTATATCCAGCAACTGTAAATGTCTGTTTTTCATCTGCCATATCTTACACATCCTCTTCAAGAATATACGGAGTTATCTGATAAACATAATAAGTTTCTAAAATATTATACATTTTTAATCTCCTAAATAGCATAAGCACTGAATTTTTAATTAGAATATGGCGTATATTTACACCACGTTTACACCACGTTTTTCACAAAATCAACAATTTTATTTTTGTTTTTAACAATTCTTTCAATGTCGTCACTTGCTTTCTGCGGCATAACATGTGTGTATAAATCCATTGTCATTTGTAATGTTGCATGACCTAAATATGATTGAACAACTTTCGGCTGCACTCCTGCCTCAAAACATCTTGTTGCAAACGTGTGCCTTAAAGTGTGACCGCTGAAATATTCCATTTCTTCATCAACAGAACGGACAAGATTTATTGTATCTACAACAGAATCAATCGCCGCACTGTATAAAACCGAATTAAGCGGTGTATTAAATTTTGTTGTAAATAAATAGTCGTTCTGCTCTTTAGGCTGCTTGTTTTCGATAACATGCTTCTGCCTTATCTGTCTTTCAAGATACTTTCTGCATAAGCTGTTCATAGGTACTTTTCTGTTGCTCTGTTCTGTTTTAGGCTCTTCTAAATGAAATTCCTTGCGTTCATCATCAAGGTATTTCTGATATACAAGCGTTTTGGATACATTTATCAACCCGTTTTCAAAATCAATATCATTTTCAGTTAAGGCAAAAAGTTCTCCCGGTCTCAAGCCTGTGTTTACAGCGATATTGAATAGATTGTCGTAAAATGTGCCGGCACAACATTCAAAAAACGCTTCTTGTTCATCAACTGTCAACGCTTTAGCGAAAACTTCCCTTTTTACCCTTAATTTAACTCCTTTTGTTGGATTTCTAGACATAAGCTCATCTTCCATTGCTCTTGAAAACATGTCTGATAATATAACTTTAATTTTACTTTGCCGTTCATATCCATAGCCCTTATCGTCAGCAATATCAATTAATTGTTGAATATCCGACTTAACAAAGGAATTTATGTTGCGATTTCCAAAAAAAGGTGATATATTTTTAGTGTATATGTGAGTGTATTCCCTAAGCGTATTAGGGCGTACACTTTTCTTTTTATATACATCCACCCAACGATTAAACCAATCGTCCAACTTGATGTTATCTCTTACGCTTGTAAATGACTGGCTATCAGCTATTGCAATTGCAAGTTTTTTTCTTAATTCTGACAGTTTATCGTCATAAATGCTTTTTCTCTGACCGAATCTATCAACATACCTGCCACAATATTTTCCGTTCTTCCGTTGACAGATTCCATTCCCTAACTCTTTGCCTTTTAAATCCTTTCCCATTTTATTTAGCTCTCCTTTCAATAAATAAAGAGCTATTGCGTGATAATTAATATTACTACACAATAGCTTATATTTCAATATATCTCTATATTTCCCTGCTTTTTTCTATATATTTCTCAAATTCTTTACGCTTAACAAGCCGCTTATTTCCCACCTTTAGAACAAACGGACAGCTAATTTCATTAAGCATATTGCTGATTCTATTAATCCCGATATTGCTATATTCGGATGCTTCTTCAACTGTTAATGTAACTTTTTCCCATATAGGAATTGTTTTAACCATGTCATCAGCCCTTTCTATCTTGATTTTTATGTCCTTAATTCTTCTTGAAATTGTTGCTTTGGATAACATAAGTCTTTGGCTAACCTGTTCTAAACTCATATTACCCACAAGCAACTTGAAAATTCTTAGTTCCTCTTCTGTGAAATTGGCATTTTCAATTATTCCATCAAGTTCCGGCTTAGTCAGTTCTGAAAACTTCATAAGCCATACTCCTTATTAAAATTTTATTCCTGTTTCCTTTTCTAACTGTTCAATTAAATCTTTTGCATTTATATATCCATCATTGTATGCTTCTATAATCTCATGTATCTCGTCTACAAGTTTTTCCAATCTTTTGCTGCCAAATCCAAATTTGTCATGCAAAACCCAACAAAAAATTATTAAAGCTGATGTAAAACTTTCTTTTTGTTGCCTGTTTTTAATTCTATTTTCTTGAACTCTCATCATTTGCTGTTGAAATCTTCGCTGTTCTGGCTTGCTCATTTTTTATCCTCGCTTCCTTGCTTTTCTTTGCATAAACTAAAGACTTAATGTAATGCTCTTTGCATAATTTTGAATGATTATAAACCGGCTCACCGCAAAACCAGCATTTGCCATTCATTACCCATTCGCGTTTAATATCAAGTTTGTAATTTTTCTTGGCATCCCTTATTCTTTTTTTGATTTTCTGCTTATTGCGGCACTTGGCACATGTTTTAAAATTCTTGTCACTTTTAACCTTGCCACAATATACGCACAAACCGTTAGCAGCTCTTTTTTCACGTATTTTTTTCTGCTCGATTCTATCTTTTTCTTTAAACTTTTCGGGATTCAAATTATAACGCGTCATTCTTTTTGCGTATCTCTTGGCTGAGCATTCAATGCATTCTTTTTCGTCGCCAAATAAATTGTTTTTACGGCATATAGGGCATATTCCATTTTCTTTATACCAACTAATAAGTTCTCGCCTATCTTTGTTTGCTCTGTCGCGGCATTTGCTACATTTAACCCCAGAAATATCAAGTGGTTTTCCACAATTTATGCATAATTCAGCTTTTTTTCGCCTGTAATACATTCTCATTTGCGGACTAATTGGCGTTGTTTCCACTAAAATCAACCTCGCATTCTGTTAATTCTATCTTGTATATCTTGAGGTGTTTCAATATAGTTCTCTGCGTTTATGTTCTGACCAATAAGGGCATTTTCTTTAGTTGGTAGTGTATTTATATCTCTTTGGAATTTTTGCTCGATTTGAGCCTTATACGAATTTACATTCATCTTTTCGATAAGTGATTTAATGTCGTCTGGCATACGATTTATTTCATTTGCACGCTTAACAACTGTTTCGTAGGTCCTTAGAAAATTTGATTGTATTACTGTTTCTATCGTCTGATAATCTGATGTCGCCCAGTTTTTAAGGTTATCAGGAATACCAACTGCCTGTCTGACTAACGGCGGTAGTTTATTAAATTCTTCAACTGCCCCATAAGTGCCATTCCTTAAAGCCTTGCTAACCAATCCCCACGCTGCCATTCCGTCAAGTTCCTGCGGTTGCGATACAAGTTGTATCTTAGCAACTATTTCTCCTACGCTTGGTGCAAATCCGCTTGTATCAGATGTAACATATGCTTTTAGTGCTATTGATACCTGATTATAGCTGTATTCGTCTAACATCATCTGCCACACATCTACTGTTTCAGAAAGATTGTTAGGCTTGTAGTTTGGGTAGCAATCAGACATAATGCGGATAATTTTAACTGTTTCTTCTCTTGTCATTACTACCTCCTTTCAATTGATTAGAAATAGTATCTAATTTGTCGCATATAATAGCACTATTAATTGCGATTGTTTTTAAGAGCAATTCAATCTTTCCGTTGTACGGATAATCGCTTCTAAAATTTATTTTGTTAAGTGTATCATCTAATCTGCTCATTCTTACCACCCTTTTTTACACATTATCCCAGTCAATAGCACCCTTGCTAAAATCTTGATTACCTCGTTTACTAGAAACAACATTCTGATTAAGGTAACTCTCAAACTTCGTGCCAAACAAGGTATCCGGTCTTAAATATCTTTCCCTTTCAGTTCCAAGCCATTCATTAACTTTTTTATCTATGACTGTGTAAAAATCCCGTTCAGTATATCCCTCTTTGATTCTTGCCCCGATATGCTTTTTAGTATTAGGCGTATTGTATCTATATCTGGTATTACATCTGTTATTTAAGTAACTAATAATATTTATATATATATTATTATCTATATTATCTTTCTTTTTATTTACTATATTATTATTAACAGAAACAGAATCAGATACAGCATCAGAATCAGTATCAGAAACAGATGTCTCCATAGGGTATGTATACCCTATGTATAGGGTATCGTTTTTAATGGAATCAACCATATCATTAACATATTTTCTAAATTCGTCAGATTTAATATGTTTGGCAACTCCTAAAACCCCTGCCAAGACTTTCTCTGATTTGCTCCAGTTATACTTATACCAATGTAATATCAGCACTTCTTTAGTTTCTGAATCAAACTTAATAACCTTGTGTACCTTATCAAACCTTTCTAATAGTCTGATAATAGTATCTTTGTTATAACCTGTCTGCCTTGTCATTTGCGAATAACTAACCTCATAACACCCACATATATTTGTCTGTGGATTTGTTAGCAAATATATGTAGAAATACTTGTCCTCTGGCGTAAAATCATCTTCAACCTTGTTATCGGTCCAAAATGACAATTGAACGTTTCTATATATTGCCATATTATTGCTCCTGTTCTTCAAGTTCTGTCACATTGCTACTTTACTAAATCGTTAATATTAACTCTGAATCCGTCAAATTCCTTGCCTTTGCTTCTAACATAGGCAGATGTATCAAAGAACATCAAGTTACCCTCTCTGTCCGTTGCCATACTTACACCATTCCTTGTAAGACTGCCTTTGAGTAGGTCAAGTAGAATCTGTATTTCTTGCTTTGTTTCGTCTTTCATACTGTATCTCCTATAAAATCACTTATATTCATTTGTGGGTCTTTCGGAAATACAAGCATTTCATTTTTAGCACGCTCGTAAAAGTTTCTGTCAATTTCAAATCCGTATGCACTTCTGCCAAGTTCTGCGGCGGCTCTTAGCGTGCTACCGCTACCGCAACAAGGGTCAATAACAACATCTCCCTCGTCTGTAAAAATCTCAATCAGCTTTTTAAGGACTGCTACAGGCTTTTGCGCTGGATGAATTTTCGGTACATCTTTTCCGTCTTTCTCCCACATCATATATGAACCATTGTTATAGTAAGTTCTGCCCCATTCCGCTTCATTACCGCCGTCAAACCAGTTAAATACCATATGTCCTGTGCCTCTGATATTCTTTCCGTTTTCATCAATCTGCAAGCCGTTTCTAAACTTCGGTAACTTGTTTCGGTACAATACAAGTGCATATTCTGTAGCACCTACAATACGCATATTAGCTTTAAGCACCTGCGGACTGTAATTTTTACAGAATATAAGTGGTATGTAATTGACAAATCCATGTTTTTTCGCTGCCAATATCAATGTATGTAACTGCTCAAATGAACAAAATACAATCATGCAAGGACTATTACTGCTTCTGCCCCTTGCGATAGGCTTTGCGTCCTCTTTTTTCAACATCTTTGAACAAAAATGGAAGTATTCATACAGGTTAAAGTTAAAATCCGAATTGAAAGCCGCCTTTTTCGCAAGTTTGCTCTCTCCGTTTTTGTTATCTCCACCGTTGTACCACATTGGGTTACTTCCATAGAAATTAGTTCCTACATTGTAAGGAACATCAGCTATGATAAGTTGTGCTGGCGGTATTGCATATTTCTTGTAATTCTGCATAGAATCACGATATATCTCACATTTAATCTTCTTTTTATACATTCTAAATCTACCAAAAGGAAACCTCAGTTTTGTGTCCGGACAACCTATTCCTTTCTTTGATTTTTAGTTAGTTGAATCTTTTATCCGCTTTTTAGCTGCTTCAAATACCTTATTGTGAATGTAACTCTTAATATCGTTATAGCAATCTTCGCATAAGTCACTTATCACTGTCTTTTTATTAACATTTGAATAGCCTCTTTCTACGTAATCACCAGGGTAAATATCGAAGCCATTTATTTCATAACAATTACTACAAAATTTGCCACAAATATCACATCTGTACGCTTTACTCATTCTGAATCACCCACTTTCTTTCTACAATGCGTTGCCCCAAACTTAGACTTGCCAACATATTCGTAACAATCAACACATTTCCATTTACCACTCTTTTTCGGTGTATCTGAACATCCATAGTATTTATGATTCTCGTTCGGATAATCGTTCCAACAATGGCAGTCATAGTCTTTATTGATTATCTTCACCCACTTTCAACAAATTCAGAAACTTCTCATACTGTTTCTGCGATACCTTGTTGTGCTTCTTATCGTCTCTAATTTCGATTTTAAGGTGCTTTTCTGCGATAGACGATAATTCCCTCGCTAACACCTTTTTACCTTGCTGTACGCCCTGCATATAGCCTTTAGGTGCTTTTCTCTCGCCTATTGAACCACTGACACGATTTTCTCCTTGACCGCCTAAACTGACATTCCGAAGCTGATAACCTTTGTTGGCATATAACTTGATGTAATACTTCTCTTTCTCGTCAAGCTGGCTTTCGGGGAAATTCAGAAATTCAACTCGCCAGCCATAAGGATTTTTCTCTTTGTCGTATAGCTTGTGTTTGCGCAAACTAAGGTCTATATGCTGTTCATAACCTACAAGGTGGCTTGCCAATCTGCTAAGTGTATGTACCGCCTGTCCGATATACGCATACTTAAATCCGTTTTCATCTTCTCGGAGTAAGAAATATATTCCGCTTTTGTCATTCAGTTTCGAGTTTAGCTTCAACAGTCGCTTTTTATTTTCCTGTTCTATTGCCTTGGCTCTTGCTATGTTCTGATAATTCAACTGTTATCACCTGCCTTTAGCTGTTCCGCAAGCTCTTCTAGCTTAAACATATCATCAACAAAGATAAGCCCCGCATCTTCAACAGCCTTTGCAAAATCGTCAATAGCCTTATTTCTTACATCATCAGCTGCTACAAACTCACAGTTAAAAGTACTGCAAGTTCCTGTAGTATGATGTATACATTTATTGCAATCTCTATCCATTAATTTTACCTGCCTTTACTATCTCGATTGCCTTATCAATCCACTTAACATCAGCGTTCATATTCTCATATAGCATATAAGCCTTAGTTTCTTCCAACTGCTCTACAACCTTATCTACATCATAAACTGTTGGCTGAATATCAATTATTTTACATAAATCAGCAAGTGGTACATAAGCATTACCATCTTCATGCAATATGACGAAATCTCCAACATTGTAAATATTATTTGCATCAATTAGTCTCATTCTTCATCACTTCAATCTAATTTTTGACCGCAGCCATCGCAATAATCTAGCCGATAGTCGATAAAACTATCACCTGTTTCTGTCTTTGCACTCTCACCACAGCAAGGGCACTTGTAGCTCTGTTTTCCGTCCTTAACTACTTTCTTTGGTATCTGCTTTTCAAGTGCCTGTATCGCCATTTCGTTAGTCTTGTAATCATCTTCCGTAAATTTATGTTTGCTATTCTTGTCAATAATCTGCATAAACAATCTCATATTTTTCAGTTTTTCTATTGCTTCATTCTCTTTCATACTCGCACCTCTTTAATTAAATGGTAATCCCTCGTCAGCTACACCATCTGGAATAGCCATAAAGCCATCATTACTGCTGTTACCGCCCATAATTCCATTATTGTTGCTCTGCTGATTAGTACGGCTTTCGCAGAACTCGTGTCTTTCAACAACACAATCATTAGTGTAAACTTTCTGTCCGTCCTTGTTGGTATAATTGCCTGTCTGCCATCTGCCCTCAACGATAATCTTAGTGCCTTGATGTAAATATTTCTCTGCAAACTCTCCATTCTTGCCAAATGCGATGCAGTTAATAAAGTCTGCTGATTGTTCGCCCTCTTTTTTAAAAGCTCTGTCAATAGCTAATGTGTACCTTGCTACTGCCATACTTCCACTTGCTGTCTGTGAATATCTAATCTCTGGCTCTCTAACAACTCTTCCACATAAAATTACACGATTCATCTAATTTTCCTCACTTTCTACTAACTCAAATCTATATTTCTGTGTTGCGTTCGGGTATTTTCCCTTATCAACTTCGCTCATAAACATTTCAAGAGGTCTATTCCAAATATGTCCCTCATATTCATACACAACCGACATTTCCTCTGTTTCTGTATGCCTTGAAATACCGATAACAGTAACAATCTTGCCTAACTTGAAATGTCTGTATTTCTCGCCTTTCTTGGGTAAAGGCCTGTCAAATTCTGTACTGATGTTATCTGCCTTAAAATGTCTTGTGAGTAATGCAAGGTCACAGTTCGGCATATCTTCGCCATCAAGATTAAATTCTTCCGACTGTTCCACAACCTTGTCTACATCATAGGCAGTTGGCTGTTCATCAATCTTTTGTGCCAACGCATAGAACATATCCTTGCTATTTCTTTGCGTAAGAAGAATATCCATAAACCATTGTTGATATAATTCTTTTTTCAATTCATCTGCATCAATCAACCCCATTGCTTGTCCTCCTATTCCGCTTCTGATTGAAGCCATTCCATACAACTAGCTTCTCCCTCGTATTCCTCGCCGAATGTGTTTTTAAATCCGACAAGAAACTCTGCCAATTGTTCATCCGACATATTTCTTATCTTGTCGGCATTGGTCTGCTTACTATCACATCTGCAGCAAGGCTCGTTATCTCTAGGATTGTTGTTATGCTGGCAGTTGCAAGTGTAGTTAGTTTCATAATTCTGTATGCTTGCCACTTCTGTAAAAGTTGTGAGCATATCAGCAAAGTATTTCAACATACTATCTCTGTCAATGTTATGCTTGTCTGCCATAGCACATACGCTTGCTAACGTTTCAGTTACTATGCCTTGTAAATCTTCCATTTCTTTGTCTGTAAGATTGCTCTGTTTATCACTCATTTTCTCCACCTCTCAATTCTTTCAGCTTTTCTTCTGCTTCGGATTTTGTGAGAAATACTGCTTTGCCGAACTGATTAAAATTAAGTCTAGCTCCCATATAATCATATACAAAACGCTGTAATGGTCTTATGTCGAAACCGTAAACAACTAATTCATTTATTGTATTCTTATCTGGGTTAATGCAATATACTGTGTCTCCCACCTTGCAAGGCGACTTAACAAGTCTGCCCTGTTCTTCTAGCTGTTGATATTCCTTTATCTGTTCTCTGTAATTCTCTGCAAAATCTCTTAAATGCCTTAACACATCCCACTTAAACATATTCTTTTCAGCTTCCATAAGGCTTTCAGCAGTCTTAATAGTTTCTTCAAAAGTCCAGCCATTGATTATATCTGTTAGTCTCTTCATTACTACTCCTTTCTGCCAACGTGTAATAGCCAGCTGATAAAATGCAATATAAAGAATAATGGGTCTAGTACAAACACAATTACAAATACCAAGACACAAGCAAAAATGTTAAGGTCTGTACATTTATATATCTGCCTTGGAGTAACTGCAACATTGTCATAGTCCTTAATTGTTGTGAAAAACATAGTGATAATAAATATGATATAAATAGCTAACATAAGCATTTCTACTCCTTTCTAAAACGGACACGCATTTTAATAACCGCCTGCCTCTTTCATAACTCGTTTAAACTCCTTATCAGAAATGCCGTATATCTCGATATATTCATATTCAGGTGCAAACAATACAAGTATGTCATCCTTATCATAAATAGGCATTCGGAAATCTGGCATAATTGACGGTGTATCAAACATTTGTATTCCACTTTCAAAATGTGCCTTTAGAAATTCAATTAGCTTTTCTATTCTCAAAACGGACATTCATCTCCTTTCCTTAAAATCCAACTCTTACCCTGTTCTGCAACGTCCACATTCGCCTCATTTACGGCATTTTTCATTTTCTCAATAAAACTATCCTTATTAGCATTTTCACTTGATAGGTGGCACATTATGACGTTCTGCAGGCTGTCTGAATCGTTAGCCTTGACAAAATCACAGGCGGTATCAATGGATAAGTGACCTCTAAAAACGTGGTTAGCTTTCGGATTGTCGGTATCGACTAAATCTTTATCATAGTTCACACCTAAGAGAATGTGATTTATGTCTTTAAACTTCCACTTAATAACTTCACAATCCGTTATGTAAAGCATCTTCCCCATTTCTGTGTGTGTAATCAGAAACCCGAATATCGGGCAAGGTTCGCCATTTGCGTCTGTATGCGTCCACCTGCCGTCTACTGTAGTTAGGTCAAATACTCTTACAGTAAAATAAGAATTTGCAAGGAACTGGCTCATAAGCAAGGTTTCGTATGGCTTACATATAGGAATACCCATAGTTTCAAAATCTTTTACCGACTTACTGTGGTCAAGGTGTTTATGGGTGCATAACACACCCACAACATCTTTAACATTCCAATTCAAGCCTTTTTTAATCTCCTTAATCGGTATTCCACAATCAAGGATAAGTGTTTCTCCGCTGTCTGCCTGCAACAGATAACAGTTGCCTGCTGACGATGAGCCTAAGCAAGTTAATTTCATACTTCCACCTCGATTTCATCATCCTGTGGGAACTGAAAAACTTTAGGAAGTACCCAGAAATTAGGCTGTATAATTCCTTGCCCTGTTAGGTCTGCGTGTCCTTCGATTTCCATATACTTTAGATATACTTCTCTCAACATTTCCATAGCCTTAATCGCCTTTGCTTTGGTAGAATACTCAGCCAACTTTGTGCCATTCGGCGATGATAAATTGTGACAATAGATATATGCCACTTCTATATCTTCATATTTCCCACTAGACATAGATAATGAAAAATATTCATATGGAACATCTATTGTTCCGTCCTGTGAAATTACTCTCATACTCAATCTCCTATTCTGCCTGCATAAATGGTGGCAATGTGCTGTCTGTTTGTTCTTCTGTTGCTTCTGCGGCTGTTGTATCAACATCTTCCTTGAACTCAACTGAATTGGCATTATCGGATATTTCTCTCGTTACCTCTGCCTGCATATTCTCAACCGAATAACTCTTGTCCGTGAAATCTCCGTCAATAATTTCATCAGATGTATATAATCCCATTGAAATTTCCGGGCAGTATCTCCTTGAAAAGAATGAGGCGGCACGATATGCAAGCATTACCTGTGGCATTGTTTTCCATTTGCTACCATTCTTGCCAACCCAACCCTCGGCAACTGCCATATCCATATCAACTACTGGTCCGTCAATTCTTTCTCCATTCTCAAATGCGTAGCACATACAGCTAAAAGGCTTTCCGTTTTTATCTGCTTTTTCCTCAAAATGTAAACTGCCGTCATACTTGTGGCTAGTGTTTATCATTCCGATAAGTGCTTTTGCGTTCCACCCAGGTTTACCTTGTATTACATCAAGGTTCTGCATTACTAAAAATGGGCTTGTTTTCATTCTGATTGCAAGGTCAATCGCTATCATACAATTAGCCTCGCTTTTCTGATACTCTCTTGGAACCAATGTTGACTGCGATAATGCCTTTGCCATCTGATAAGCCATTGTGAAATTATCAGATGTTCCGAAAATTCCAAGGCTAAAATCTGTAACCTTGTTAATATGTTGTACTGCTGTTGTTTCTGCCATAATTAGTTTTCCTCCACTTCTTTAAATTCGCCATCTGCCAGTTTATAGAATGTATCTTCCTTGATACGCTCTCCGTCAACGTATTCGGTCTTAACGCATTTAGGAATCCAAATGCAGAAGCCTTTTTCATCTTTATCATCCGTTCTTACCCATTCAGCAAGTGTTATCCAGCTACCTTTTTTAGCTTTTGCCTGTGACTGATAGCCTGCTGCCATAACAACTGAATGTTTACCCTTGGATGTAATTTTTGCGTAATTTCCGCTACTGCCAATCTGTACGGAATATCCACTACTACCAATCTGTGCGGAATTTCCGCTACTGCC